CTGGCTCAATACCACTTCGTGGAACAGCGCCACCGCGACGGGTGGGGTTCCAGGCCAGATCACCAAGACCAATGCCGATGGCTCGGTCGATAGTTTCGGCGGCGGATCGGCCAGGCCGAGCGCGGCGGCGAGCGTGACGGTGAGCGCCAATCAGGTGGTGACGGCGACGGTTGCGCCGGTACCGGGAGCGGTGGCCTATGCCTGGTTTGCGGGCACGGCCGCCACCTCTCTCTTTTTCCGCGGCATCAGCACCGTGAACCAGGTGGTGATTGGCGGGCCCGGCGCGAGCACGAGCCAGCCCCTGACCTCGCTTCAGGCGAATGGGGTTTTCCAGGACAACTCGACGAATCTTTTGCTGCCGGATGGCGTTCTCTCGCAGATTTTCGGCAGCGTGTTCGGCGCCGCGCCGGGCACGGCGATGGCGACGAACCCGAATCTGCCGGGCAATGTCTCGCTGAGCAGCGGCGGCTCGCTGATCTACACGGCGCCGGCGGGCAATAGCGGGCTCACCATTTCGGGAACGAACATCGCCGAGTTCGATGCCGTGCTGCGCGCGGCCTATGACCAGTACAAGCTCGGGTTCGACCGAATTCTGATGTCGGCCGCCGATATTCAGAACTTCATGGGGACGATGCTCGGGCAGAACGCGGCGGCGGCGTTCCGCATTCTCTTCGATGCGGATGCCGAGACCGGACGGATCGTCGCCGGGCGGCGCGTGACCAGCTATCTCAACAAATGGTTCGGCAATACGCTCGATATCGAAGTGCACCCGTTCCTGCCGCCGGGGACGATTCTGTTCTGGTCCGATCGCACGCCCTATGAGCTCGCGGGGGTGCCGAACCTGCTCGAGGCGCATGTGCGGCAGGATTATTACCAGATCCAGTGGCCGTTCCAGAGCCGGCGCTATGAATACGGCGTTTATTGCGACGAGGTATTCGCCTGCTATTTCACGCCGGCCTTCGCGGCGATCACCAACCTCAATGCGCCTTCCGGCATCGTGAGCCTCTGAGCCGTGCGGGTGCGAGTGCCGGAGGGGGTGACCGCGGTCTCGGCACGGCAGCAGGAATTTGCCCCGGATCGGTTCGGAATCATTACGGTTCCGGACGATCTCGGGGTGTATCTGCTCGGGCTCGGCGCCGGGTTCGTGGTGGCGAGAGAGCGACCGCCATCCGCGGAAGCGGGAAAGGCACGGAGAGCGGATGATGCCGGGCGAAATTGGCCTTCGGGTTCCGGCCAGGGGAAGGCATGATGGCGGATCCGCGCGATCTGGCGAGCCTCAGTGCCGTTAAGGCCTTCATCAGCCCGCCGCTCTCGGGCACGAGTGCTTCGGATGCGGTGCTCGCGATGCTGATTTCCGGCGTGAGCCAATCGATCGAGGCTTATCTCGGGCGCGCGCTGATGGCGCGGAGCTGGATAGAAATGCGCAACGGCACCGGGCAGACGAGCCTGGCGCTCAGGCATTTTCCGGTGATCGGGGTGACGAATGTCGTTATCGATATGAGGCAGATTCCGGCAGCCGGGAATCCGCCGACGCAAAGCCAGGGCGGCTACACGTTCGACGATCGTTTTCTTTATCTCTCACCGGGAATTGCCGGATCTCCGCAGCGATTCCTGCGCGGCGTGCAGAATGTACAGATAGTCTATTCGGCGGGCTTCGTCACGCCGGGGATGATTGCCGTGGCGGAGCTGCCGGCATGGGCACCGGGCACGGAATTCGCGGCGAATGTGGAAGTGGTGGCGAACGGCTTCGTCTTCACGACGGGTGAAGGTGGGACGAGCGGCGCGAGCGAGCCTGCCTGGCCAACCCAGCTTGGGGCGAGCGTGGCGGATGGAAGCGTGACGTGGCAGGCGACGGCCGAAGCGGTGGGGCTGTTTCCGGGCGCGGCATTGCTGCCGGAAGGAATTGCCGTGGCCTGCATGCAGCAGGTGGCGTTGACGTTCAAGCAGCGCACGCGTGTGGGGGACAGCGCGGCAGGCGAAGGGCCGCAGCGCGTGAGCTATATGAACCACGCGCTGCACCCGACCACGCTTGCGATGCTCGACCCCTATCGGGATTGGGCGTTTCCGGGGGATGTTTACTGATGGCGCTGGGGCGCGAGGCGATCTATTCGGCGCTGTTTTCCCAGATCAGCGTGCTCTTGCTGGTGCCGGATGGGCCATTCAACTATGCGGGGCGACGGCCGGTTTCCATGAGCACGCTCGCCGCCGAGCAATATCCGGCCTTCGTGCTGATGGAAAAAGGCGAAGAGTACGACAGGAGCCGGCTCTTCACGCCGACCAAGGTGACGCTGCGTGCCGATCTCTTCATCTATTCGCTGCAGGGCGAGGTTCCGGACGAAAGCGATGTGAGTGTGCTCAACGGGCTTGCCGATGCGGTTGAGGATGCCGTGCAGGTGGGCCGACCGCGCAGAACACGCTGGGCGGGCTGGTGACCGAGGCGTGGATTCTCGGGCGGCAGGTGGTGACACCAGGTTCCTATGCGCAGCGGCAGTCGGAACAGGTGATGGCTCTTGCGATAACGCTGCCGCACTCAAGATGAGCGCTGGATCCTTGCCAGTCTGGCTCGACCCGACGGCCTGGGCCGGGCGGGAAATTTCCCCGCCGGCGGGCGAGGATGTCGGGACCATTCAGAGCGCGATCGCGGCGCAACTCGCGGGGTTTTTCTCCGCCGCAGGGATTGCGATTCCGGTCTATGTCTTTCCGGATTTCGATCTGGATACGTGGTGGAAGAGCGCGGCGATTGCCTTCGTCCTGATCTCCTACCACGGCAGCCGATTCGGCAAGCCGATGAGCACCGATGCGATGGTGCAGGAGCGCGTCGTCAGCTTCGACGTGCATGTGGAGGCGCGGCAGACGGCGTGGGCGTTGACGGGGGCGGGGAGCGTCTATGCGCTGATCGATGCGGTTGAGGCCGCGTTGGGCGGGTTCCGAGCCCCCGGATGCCGCAATGCCTCTTTCGTGGAAGAGCAGTTCGGCGAGCAGGACCCCACGGGCCGCGTATGGCTCTATGACATGCGGCTTGAGGTGCCGACGTTGAAGCTGAAGCAAGAGCCGACATACGCTCTTGCGAATCTCGTGAAGGCGCAAGCCTATGTAGCGGCGAGCGCGGCCGCAAAAGGGCGGCCGGTGCAGAGCGGGACATTCACATTCGCGGACGGCACGCTCACGCTGCCAGGACCGACGCCTCTTGTGGTGGGCGCGATCACGTCGGCCGATGGGCGCAGGATTTTCCAGGAGTTCGCGGACTGGATCGCGGACGGCACGACGGGCGTTGTGACGGCGGTTGCGACGGGAGCGATCGCGCAGAATGCGACGGTGCAGATCGCCTTTGCGCCGGCCGACGTGGTGACGGTGGTTTCGACCGGCGGCAGCGCGCCGACCAATCCGACAAACTGAGCGGCCGAGAGGTCAAGGGAACGGCCGGCGGCAACGCCGGACGATGAAAACGCATGCCTGCGAACTTTCTGCATGGGATCGAAATCACCGAGGTTTCGGCCGGCCCGGTGCCGGTCACGGTGGTCAATTCGGCCGTCATCGGCCTGATCGGCGCCGCGCCGCAATGGCTCGTCGCGGCCAACGCGGCCGTCCTGCCGCCGGGGCCGAATACGCCCGTGCTGGTGGGATCGAGCCGAGCCGCGTCGCAGTTCGGGCCGCTCACGCGCGGCTACACGATCCCCTATGCGCTCGCCGCGATCCAGGCGCAGGGAGGCGGATCGATCATCGTCGTCAATGTCTTCAACCCGGCGGTGCATCAGACCACGAAGGTGCCTGCCGTCTTCAATCTGCCCGCGACCGGGACGCAGGTGATCAATCTCGGGCAGATGGGCCTGATCGGGCCTGGCCTGCCCAACAGCGGAGCTCTTGAGACCACGGTGACGGTCGGGCCGGCCAACGCGCCACCGAACTGGACCACGGATACGCAGGAAGCCGTGGGCGCGCTCATCAAGCCGACCACGGGCAATGAAGGCGGCTTCATCTTCAAGGCGACCGTTGCCGGTGAGACGGGCGCCACGGAGCCCGCGGATTGGAATCAGGTGGTCGGGGGCACCACGACGGACGGCACCGTGACGTGGACGAATGTGGGCGTCAACGGCTTCATCGAGAATACGGATTACACCGTCGATTACGTCAACGGCTTCGTGTTCGCGAAGGCCGGTGGGGCGATCGCAAACGGGGCGAGCCTTTCGATCGGCTTTTCCTTCGCCGATCCGAGCAAAGTGCAGGATGCCGATATCATCGGCGCCGCGAACGACGGGGTTTTTACCGGCGCGCAGGTCCTGCAAACCACATTCCAGACCATGGGCATCTTCGCGAAGCTGCTCATCGCGCCGGGCTTTTCGCAGGACGAGGAAACCGCCTCCGCGCTCACCACCATGGCTGCTCAGATCAGAGCGGTCGCGCTCATCGACGCCGCGCCGAACACGAGTGTGGCGACGGCGATCGCCAATCGTGGCACGGAGGGCAACACCTTCGACACGTCGAGCGGTCGCGTGATCCTCTGTTTCCCGCAAGAGCAGTTCTTCGACACCGGGATCGTGCCGACCGGGAATACGCTCAACAACCAGGGGATCGCGGTCAACACACTGTTCAACGCGAACGCGGACAGTCCGTTTTCGCAATGGGTTGCAGGCGTGACGGCGGCACAGGACATCAATAACGGCTATTGGTTCTCGCCGAGC